GGATAACCTTATTGCTGCTTGGCAAGGTGTCGATGCGGCTGACTTTTATTTTTTTCATGCTCATGGCATGTTTATGACTGGCGCCCTTTGTGCCGTAGACCCTGCCGGGCGGACGATCGCGGAGCCATTCGTAGGCCTCTTCCGTGCGACTCCAGTCTCCATCCGGAGATTCTCCGCCGCCGGTGTCCAGTCCCATCCTCCAGATCCCCATGGTGCGGTCGGAGTTGTGGACTCGATAGGCGGTATCATAGAGCAGTGTCTCCACATCCTGGAAGGTCGCGAGTTGCCCGTATTGGACCAACCAGGACGTTAGGTCCTCGGCCCAGGCACGGACCACGAACCAGAAGCCGAATTTCTGCATGTCAATGCCGGCGGTGAGGGCGATGGCCTCCGGAGGGACGATCAACTGGGGATAGATCGACTTGCGGTTGAGGATGATCACGTCCGTCTTTTTGGAGGTCGTCTCGAGGAACGGCTCCGCGCCATGCTGGGTTACCCAGGTGCGCAAGGCTTCGCGATCCTCCAGGCCGCGCAGAAAGGCCGCAACCGGTTTGGCCAATGGCTGGATGTACCAGGATGGAAGTACGAATGCGACGACGGTCGGACGCTCGACGGGATTCTCCGCCCGCCATCGACCGGCCCGGACTGCGATATCCCGGACGGCATCGTTCCAGGCCATACCGCAATGGCTGCAATGGTATATTGCGAGATTTTTTCGCAGGACCTCTTTGGGATCTCGAGTGTTTCCCCAACTGATATTTTCCCACAGCATCCGCTGGTATTCGCCGCAGATAGGGCACCGGGCCTCATAGTAGCGTATTTCGTCGGCCCGTTCGCGGATCGCCTTGGTAATAGCCCCATTCTCGTCCGTGGGCGAGGAACATCCATAGAGTTTGTACGTATACGGGAATGAGTTTGTGCGCTGCTCCGCCATGCTGAGGGATTCCGGTTCGGCTCCGGTCGGCGGAGGATACTTGTTCATCTCATCCAGGATGACGACCTCGACGGCGTCTGATGACATGGCCGAGGGAGAACTGGCCCAGGCCACAAAGAGATTCATGCCATTGATGAACTGCACGTCAAGGGTGGTTGTTTCATCCGCCCGGTTGCTGAGCAGCTCGGCAGTGCGAGGGCTTTGCCGGATCGTGGGGAGCAGACGCTTGCGCATAATGCGCTTGGTCTTTTTTTCGTCCGGCATAACGTACATGGCGGTAGTGGGTTGCTGATCGGTACGGCGGAGCAGATAGTTGATGGCGCCCTGGGTCTTGATGGTCTGCGGCGCCGCCTGGACGTAAACTTCCCGGATGGTGGGATCGTCCAGGGCGTCCATGACGCCGACACAGCACGGCGTGATGTCGTTTCTCCAGCGCCCACCGTGAGGGCCCCCGACGACGATGCGATACTTCTCCGCCCACTGCGCCGTGGAGAGCTTCTCTCGAGGCGCAAAGACGCGGCGCTCGCCAGGCGTGAACCGGACGGCAGCGGCGGGAGAGAGGGTGTTGTCGTATGCTAGGGCGGTGGACATGTTATAGTGGTGTCTCCATTATGCCGCTATCTTTTTAAACTCAATTACCCACACCCATGGATTGCTCTCCCAGGGATATTTCTTTCCGTTGATGGAGTCCCAAAGTTTCAAAAAAGATATTTTCGGGTTCACAGAATAGGCCCCGTTCGGGATTCCTTCCCTAACAGCGTCTTCTTCGCTGATTTCCTGCAACCGCTCAGCCCTCACATCCACTATTTCCAAGGTGATACGGGAGGCCCAATGGGGCATGTGGATAGAGGGACGCCAGTCACCGCGTTGGTTATCGTATTGTTTCATAAGGTCGTCACTATGATCATCTGAAACCTCAAAGCTTTTACCATCTGATTTATATTTAATCTCAGGCCAGTTTGCACTCCATGTTTCCCGCAACCACAGTCGATCTCCGGGAATGCCGAATTTCGGGAAATCAACAGGGAAACCCTTCTTGAAATGTTCAATACTGGTATAGTGCTTACACTGCTTTATATTGCTATATTCTGGATAGCTACAACCCCCGTCATAATCAAATATAGGCTGTGGCTTTATCACCCGGCGCGTAATCGTCTTTCTGCTGTCGAGGATTGCCCGGACCATTTCACAGGAAAACAGTATCGGTCTTTCGTTCATTCTTTCACCTCGGCTTTTGGAACAGGAAACCTAGGCGGTTTACCAACTCCCATTGCTGGTTCTCTGCTTATTGCGTCCCATGAATTCAAATACCGCAGAAACAGGCTTCGTAGATTATCGTCATTCATTAATTTTTTATTCCATCTCCAATAAAAGAGACGGTAGATAAGCATGTCAAATTTCCATAATAAAAGTTTCATTACTTTCCCTCCGCGGACATTGTTAAACGTTATCCTCTTCATCCATATTTTCCATGTCGTTTTCATCCAGATCACTTTCATCCGGCGCCGCCGACAATGCCGGCACGGCGATCGGCTTGTCTTCGCTGTACCGCGCCAGGACTTCTTCCATTTTCGAGATCATAAATTCGATCAGATCGGGGATCTTCGCGGCATCTCCGGATACCAGGTTGATAATTTCTGAGACCCGTCCGCGGCAGAATCCTTCCAGGTCGGCCTTGAAGATCGCGGCCCGTTGCGCCAGCGCTTTCTCGAATTCATCGCGGAGGACGTACAGTCCGGAGGCGGCGTCCGCTTTGGATTTAAAGATCAGGGCCTTTGACGCCAGGATCTCCGCTTCGGAACGGGACTTTGTCTCGGCGAGATCGTCCATCATGGATGCATCGCGACGCCCAGCAGAGCCCAACTGTCGAAGGTAGGCGGCGGCGTATTTCTGGACGGCCTTGACGTGGTAGGTCCCATCGTCCTGCGACCGCAGCTTGCCCGCCTTTGCATCGGCATATAGTTTTGATTTTCCTACCTTCCAGCCCCGGTCCTTCAGCCAGTCAACGACGGCCAGAAGATTCGGCAGTGGCCGGTCTGTCGGAAAATACTTAGCCTCCAGATCTGAGATGGATTTCAATAAGGCGGACTCCGCATTCTTCCAATCCTTCAGCCGGGCGGATGTTTTCTGTGAATTGTATGCAGTGAGATTTGCAACGACGGCATTATAAAGAACCTTCAGGGTGAGCTGATCCTGATCGTCCGCGGCATCAATAAGCTTCTGTAGCTTGATCTGATCCATTCCGCTTTTTGTGGTAATTGACAGGATGGATCGGCACAGATCCCCGCCTGCCATACCCCTATTTTGATCGTTGTTTTTAGCCGCCATTTACAATCGCTCCGCTGCATGATATTGGTTTCCTGCGGTCGGCGGTCTGGATCCGTGTTAGTGCACGGAATCCGAGATGTTTAGCCGCCTCTCGGACGGACTGCCGATCGCTCCCACTTGAGATCTCACCCGGACCGGACAAGTTCCGCTTTCTGTCCGGTAAAATCCTCCCATCGTTTTATATCGACATCGCAATAGACGGGGGATAACTCCATGGCGTAACAGGTCCGTCCTGTCTGCTCTGCCGCCATGATCGTCGTCCCGGATCCGGAAAAAGAATCCACCACGAGTCCGCCGGGCTTGCTGCTGTTTCTCAGGCAGCGAGCAACCAGGGCGATGGGTTTCATGGTCGGGTGTTCGTCGCTTCGCACCGGTTTCGGAAACTCCCAGACGTCGCTGTCTATCGCGCAGGCCTCGACCCGGACCATCGGTGTGCCGTCAGTGTCACGCATGATCTTGTCATGGCCATAGACGTCGCCCAGGTTGCGGACTCCGGACCAGTAGTGGCTGGATCCCTCGAACCAGCCATAGAGGATCGGTTCATACTGGCGCTGATAGTTCGCGCGCCCGATAGTGAATTGAGATTTTACCCAGATGATGAATGTTGAGAAATGACCGCCGGCATCGCGGAAGGCACTCTGCAGGTTGTCGAGCTCGGATGAGGACATGGAGATGTAGATATCTCCGGAGACGTGCGGACGCAGCGCGGCGATCGCATTGCGGAGGAATATATAAAACTCTTCCCGCTTCGCGAAGTGATCGTTCAGGATCTTCCGGCCGGCGTTCTGTCTTCCTGCCTTTTTTCCTTGCTGATCGCGCATCGATGATCCGTAATCGACATTATAAGGCGGGTCGGTAAAGACCATGTCAGCCCAGGAGCCGGCCATCAGTAAAAGCATATCAGTGGCGATAGTTGAGTCCCCACACATAAGACGGTGACGGCCGAGCTGCCAGATATCACCGAGCTTCGTCCGGGCCTGCGCAATCTTGGCCGCTTCGGCCTCGGCATCGAACCCATCCTCGACGACATCGCGCTTAAGCAGGATCTCGATTTCCCTGGCGGAGAATCCCGCAAGATTTATATCGACATCCATGGTCTCTAGTTCAATAAGGACGTCCTTGAGCTTCGGCATATCCCATTCTCCAGAGATCTTGTCCAGGGCGACGTCAAGGGACAACTCCATCTCAGGAGAAAGATCAACAACGGATACCTCAGCCTCATCAAAACCAAGGGTCCGCAAAACCTCCACACGCTGGACGCCTCCGACGATATTCCCCGTGCGCTTGTTCCAGATGATGGGATCGACGTAGCCGAACGTCTCGATAGAAAGGCGCAGCGCCTCGAATGCGGCATCGCCAGGCTTTAATTTTTTGCGGGGATGCTTCTCTGAAGGAATCAAATCCAATATTTTGCGGACCTCGATAATCATACAGACACCTTCACATCGGCACCCGCGCCCCCCTTTGCCTAGCCTCTTGACTCCTGTGTACGCCTACCAATAAAAGAAGTCCCGCCCGGAATGGTGTTATTGTGAATCATCTGAGAGAGTTCAAACCGCCTTCTCCAGAGACGGACTCCCTCAGTGCTCATGGACATGATCGATGCAATCGCCGAGTCATCCGCCAGAGAGCCGATTAGTATCCCGATCAGTATAACCTGGGTGTATCCGAGGTGCCCGCCGGCAAGGAAGGTCCCCGTCAGCGCAGTAAAATACTTCCCGCAGCGAACGCACCGCACTCGATCGCCGCTCCAAAAACTCTGCAATGAGGCTTCTCCGACGATCGGAGATAAGCATGCCGGGCACGCGGCGCCATCCGGATGGAGCCGACCCAAGATCCAGACCCGGCAAATCTCCTCGTCGAAAAATCCCGCAACCGGCACAGAGAGGATATCAGACGGTCCGAACATTCCAGGGCGATACTCTGAGGTTGCGCCGATTTCGGGAATTGTAGTATTATTAAACAC